CCCCGGCTCAAAGTTAAAGACCGCTGTAACCGGCAAGGTCAAAAAAGGTAGTAAGGATGCAAAGCGTCGTAAGTCTTTCTGTGCGCGTTCTGCCGGACAAATGAAAAAATTTCCTAAAGCAGCTAGGGACCCAAACAGCCGTTTGAGGCAGGCCCGTAAAAGGTGGAAATGTTAAAATGAGCAAGCCAACAGTTGCAGAACTAGACAAGAAGGTTGAAGTTATTCAGGCCGTTTTATATCGGTTGGAAACCAACCATCTTGCTCATATGCAAAAGGACATAGACCGTCTGGATATAAAGGTCTGGGCTATCCTTGGCGGCATTGCTCTGCAACTTGCGGCGACGGTAATAGCATTAGTGGCGGTGTTGACATGACACGAGTTAATTTAGGCGCAGGCGCTTGTTCCGTTAGAAAAATGGCTAAAGGCGGCGTTGTTAAAATGAAGAAGGGCGGCACTATATGCCCTGAAGGTAAGGCGTGGGCAAAGCGCACGTTTGACACATATCCGAGTGCATACGCAAATCTCGCCGCCTCAAAATATTGTAAAGACCCTAACTATGCCAAAAAGTCTAAAGGTGGCAAACGAAAGGGTAAATAATGGGTAAATTACAGGAGTGGTTAGATGAGGATTGGGTCAGAATTGATAGCTCGGGCAACATTTCGGGCGCATGTGGTACGTCAAAAGATAAGCGTAACCCTGACCGTTGCCTTCCTAGACGTAAAGCTCAAAGTTTATCAAAAGCTAAACGAGCTTCAACAGCGCGTAAAAAGAAGCGTGAAGGCTCAAAAGGAAAAACCGTTGTTTCTAATACAGCGGCTGCAAAAGTCTCCAAGATGGCTCTTGGCGGAGTTGCGGGGTATTCCACCACGGCTAAGAGACCGTTTACGGGCAAAAAAGTCCCCGGAACTGTAGTAGCCAGAGGCTGCGGGACAGTTATGTCTAACCGCAGGAAACGTACAAAAGGATCGGTATCTTAGATATGACTGCTACGGCTTTTTACATAGATAAAGAAAAAGAGATATGCGACGAGATAGCCGCGTGGTCAGCGCATACTTTACAGAAGCCAAATCCCTTTTATAACAACTTACCCCCGTGCCCCTACGCGCAAAAAGCGTGGACAGATAACAAGGTAGCTATATTGTTTAAATACGAAGACAGCTACCAGTCTTTATATAGTACAATATCCCAGTGGGAAGACACTTTTGACTTAGTTATTATCGTGGACATGAATTTCCAAGCTGACCCAGACGAGTTTCACGAGTATCTGGAGGGGTTAAACGAAGTCATTTCTAGAGGTTTTTTTATTAACCGAGATATATGGCTAATGGGCTTTCACCCACAGGATGAGCCGAACGACTTTATTGATGACAACTCTTTTATGCAGCTTGTCGAAGACGAATACGCTATGATTTTTGTTCAGCCCCTGTCTACTGTGCAGGAAGCAGCAGACAAACTTGTAGAAAAAGGGTATTATGACCGGTATTTAGAAGAGTACGATGCAGCGCATATCTTTCAAAAGCGTACTAATTTATATAGGAGATTGAAAAGTGGCAATGAAACCTCGTAAAATTAAGAAAATGCGCGGCGGCGGTATGGTTAAGAAAATGCGCGGCGGCGGTATGGTCAAGAAAATGCGCGGCGGCGGTATGGTTAAGAAAATGCGCGGCGGCGGTATGGTAAGAAAGAAGTAAGTTATGGCAACTTCAGGAAGTCTAGATTTTGAACTTGATGTAGCAGATTACATTGAAGAGGCTTTTGAGCGCTGCGGCTTAGAAGTTAGGACTTCTTACGACTATAAGACGGCAAGACGTTCTATAAACCTGATGCTAGCAGAATGGGCAAACCGTGGTTTAAACCAGTGGACAATAGCTCAACGATCTCAAGCTTTGACACAAAGCACGGGTGACTATGACCTAACTTCCGACATAATAGACGTCTTATCTGTTGTTGTACGCCGTAGCGGGACTGATTATGCGCTAGAGCGCCTTAGTCGGGATGACTATTTATCTATTCCCACTAAAACAACGGAAGGCCGCCCAACTCAGTTCTTTTTGGATAGGCAGATCACGCCGCGCTTAAAACTATGGCCCGTGCCGGAGAATAGCACAGACGTGGTGTATTATGATGCTCTAACCCGGATGGAAGATGCGGATAAGCTGGTAAATACAATGGAAGTCCCGTTTCGTTTTTACCCTTGTTTAGCAGCGGGGCTGGCTTACTATTTATCTATAAAAAGAGCGCCAAACAGAGTTCAGCTATTAAAAGCGGTTTATGAAGAAGAGCTTGAAAGGGCTATGACGGAAGATCGGGATAGGGCTTCCTTTAATGTGGTTCCGCAGTTTCAATACTTTAGGACAGGCTAATGTCTAGATTTGCCGTCGGAAAAAACTCGTTTGCTATATCGGACCGCTCCGGACTGCGATACCGTTATAAGGATATGCGCCGAGAGTGGAACGGTCTTTTGGTTGGCCGGGATGAGTTTGAGCCAAAGCAGCCTCAATTAGGGCCTTTTAGGAAAGTTGTGGACGCTCAAGCTCTGAAAGATGCGCGACCGGATAGAGTTGAACCTCCGGTGGAGAGACTTCTTACTCCAAACGCTTTCACTTCTGGGAGCGCCGCTTCTGCGGTTATAACTGTTTTTGAGCCCTCTCATGGCCGGTCCACCAGTGATACAGTGAGGTTTAGAAATGTATTTGGATTTGATGGGTTTACTAAAGCAACTATTGAAAATGCTTCAGGGTATGTTATCACCGTCACTACGACGGATGAATACACCTTTACCGCCGCATCAGGAACCGCGACAACCGGTAATACACGAGGTGGTGGTGAAAATGCGACCGTGGGGCCAGTGACATTGGTGAGTTAAATGAGTTTTACATATCTAGAGTTGAAGACAGCTATTCAAGACTTTACCGAAAACTCGGAAACGTCTTTTGTAACAAACATTCCTAACTTCATTACCGGAGTGGAAGATCGTATACATTCGTTAGCCGACTTGGAGTTCTTTCGTAAGAATGCTACCGCGGCACTAGATGCCGACGACCCTTACCTAAGTGTTCCCAGTGATTACTTGTCTTCGTTTTCTTTTCAGATAACTTCTGCCGGTTCGCAGGGATTTTTAGAAATAAAAGATGTAAACTTTGTGCAACAATACACCTTAGATGCTGGCGCAACAGGTCTACCTCGTTACTATGGTGTTTTTGATGTAGATAATTTTATAGTATCTCCGACGCCGGATTCTAGTTATGACGTAGAGTTACACTATTATTATCGCCCGACCAGTTTAGTGGATTCAACAATCACGTTGAACCATAGCGCTTCTGTTGGCACCTTTATAGCTGGAGAATATGTAACGGGGGCAACTAGTGGGACCGTGGCACAAGTTGTTACTGTTCCTAATAATACGAGTGTTACTATTTCCCCGAAGACCATATCTGGGGCCGGGTTCTTAGCGTCAAACGTAGGCAGCGGCACAACGTATGGCGTCACCGAAAACATTGCTGGTCTGACCAATGGAGCTACTGCTACTACGACAACCCTAGTTAGCCCTTTAACGTGGTTAAGTGAAAATGCTCCAAACGCTCTCCTTTACGGTGCTCTCGTGGAAGCCTACACGTACATGAAGGGAGAGGCCGACATGATGCAGTTGTACGAACAACGGTTTATGCAAGAAATGCAGCGCTTAAAAGATTTAGCGGAAGCTAGAGAAAACACGGACGCTTACCGAAAAGGGTTGCCTGAAAGACCTAGAACATAAAGGTATTTAGATGGCTTTACTTATTAAAGACAGAGTAAAAGAAACCACTGCCACGACTGGTACAGGGACATATACTCTTGCTGGTGCGGAAGATGGTTTTGAGTCTTTTGCTGAAATAGGTGACGGCAATACCACTTATTATGCGTGTACTGATGGCACGGATTTTGAGATCGGTATTGGCACATACACAGCCTCTGGTACAACTCTCGCTAGAACCACTATTTTGCAGTCAACAAACTCTGATGCAGCGGTTAACTGGACGGCTGGCGACAAAACTATTTTCTGTACCGTTCCTGCTGAAAAGTACATCTTTCAAGACGCAAGCGGGAATACTGCTTTAGCTGGCGACCTGACCTTTGATGACAACGACAAGGCCGTGTTTGGTGCTGGGTCTGACTTGCAGTTGTACCACGATGGGACAAATTCATTTGTGTTAAATACTGTTGGCGAATTAGTTATTCGTAATCTTTCTGATGACAAAGATATTTTCTTACAGACCGATGATGGCTCTGGTAGTTCAGTTGCTTATGTTCAGTGTGATGGCAGTACCGGCGAAGTTAAGTTAAACCATTATGGTTCAACCAAACTGACCACCACCGCCACAGGCGTGGATGTCACTGGCACTGTGGCGGCTGATAGGCTTGATATTGATTATGGCGTAGCTAGTTCAGCAGCAGCACTTATAGACCATACGGATACCGCTAATGGAAATGGTGTATTAATTACAGCGGGTGGTTCAAACAGCGGTAAATACGTTTTACACGGTCGTGATGGCTCTGGTAATAGCAGGTTCTATGTATCATCCAACGGCAACGTGGGCATTGGAGAAGACGCACCCTCAAGTCTTTTGCATATGACTGGTGCTTCACCCCAATTACGCATTGAAGCATCGAGTGGAAACTCCCAGATAAACTTTGCAGATACAGCGGACTCAAATATAGGCATTTTAGCCTATGACCATTCTGTTAATGCAATGTGGTTTAGAACTAACGATAGCGAAAGGATGCGTATCGACAGCAGCGGCAACGTGGGCATCGGAAATACGAACCCAACCTACAAACTATCCATTTTAGAAAATGGAAATAACTTTATACAATTCCTGCAAACTGGAGATGGTGTAGCAGGTTCACTGATTGGTAGAAGTAGTAGCACAAATCTGCGAATACAAAATTCTGAAAATGCTGCTACTGAATTTTGGACAAACAACACAGAACGTATGCGCATCGACAGCAGCGGTGATTTAAACATTTTAAGTGGAAATAGCCTTCGTGTGGGCGGCACTACTGATGAATCTGCGACAGGAGTTGTTAATGCTGGCCTTGTTTATTTCCGCAACTCCAACACGCCTTCAGGCGAACGGTTTCAGCTTGACTGCGAAGGTTCAGCCACCGGACAAACTCTTACAGCGTATTACTATAACGGTACTAACTATAGAAACCGTATGAGTATTGCCGGTAATGATTCGGGTGTAACAGTCTTTAATGAGTCAGGCCAAGACATAGATTTCCGAATTGAAAGCAGCCTTCAATCTAATGCTTTCTTTGTTAATGGTGGAACAAGCAACGTAGGCATCAACCGTGCGCCATCTTACGAACTAGATGTTGGTGCGGGTAATAATGCTAATTCCGAAATTCGGATACTCGCTGGTAGTGACAGCGGCGCAGATGCCGTTTTGAGATTACAATGCCAAGCAACTGCTGGAACAAGAGATAGTGCGATTTATTTTGGCGATAGTTCAAATACTTCAATTGGTCGGATTACATATGGTCACGCAAATAACGATTTTCGGATTTTTACTAATGGCACGGAATGCCTCCGCATCGACAGCAGCGGCAACTTGCTGGTGTCAACAACTGATTCTACACCATCTACAAATAACAATGCCAGTGGGATTGCAATAAGAAACACTGGACAATTAAACGCTTCTTGTGGTTCTGAAGCACCATTAGATATAAACCGAACCTCAAGTGAAGGCACACTTGTATTATTTCGCACTGGAGGAACACTTCAAGGACGTATGGGTGTCACAAACACTTATGTTTATCTTGGTTCAGATTGTGGTATTCAGCCAAGAGCATCAGACATTGTTCCAACAGATAGTGTGGGAGGTTTAAGTGATAACAATATTGATTTGGGCGACCCTAGCGCAAGATATGACGACATCTACGCAACCAACGGCACTATCAACACATCTGACGCTAATGAAAAGCAGCAAATCGCAGCACTAACTGACGCTGAAGTAACAGCGGCTAAAGCTATCAGCGGCTTGTTCAAAACATTCAAGTGGAACAGCGCAGTCGAAGCAAAGGGCGATGCAGCTAGAACACACGCTGGCGTAATTGCACAGGACGTTCAAGCAGCTATGACTGCCGCTGGCTTGGACGCTGGTGACTATGCGTTCTTTATCGCATCAACTTGGTGGGAAACACAGACAGAGGTTCCAGCTGTTGAGGCTGTCGAAGCTGTAGAGGCAGTTTATGAGGATGTTATTATTCCAGCGGTTGAAGAAGAACTTGATGAAGAAGGCAACGTCATTGTTGAGGCGCAACCAGAACGCACTGAACAACGTCTTGTTAGTGAGGCTATCGAGGCCGTAGAAGCCGTTGATGCCTACACACGCACTGACGCTTACGACACAGCCGAAGAAGCACCAGAGGGTGCTGTTGAACGCACACGGCTTGGCATCCGCTATCCTGAGTTGCTGGCCTTTGTCGGTGCGGCAACTGAACAGCGGCTGGCTAATATTGAAACACGCCTTACAGCGTTGGAGGCTAACTAATGGCTAACACATACACATGGGATTTCCCAACATTAGACACAGCCCCTTCTGAAGATGGCTTGTCAGACGTAATCAAAACAATCCACTGGCGCATCACCGCTGTCAGTGACAGTGAGCAAGATGCAGAGGGTAACTATCTGTCAGCATCATCATACGGCACAGCATCCCCTGAACTAGACCCAGATAACTTTGTTGCATTTAACAGTGTGACAAGGGACTGGTGCAAAGAGAAGGTACTTGCTTCACTGGAACAAACAGAAGCTGACTTACAGGCAAATCTGGACACCCAGATTGACAACCTTGCTAACCCACCTATCGTACATAAAGTACCTGCTGGTTGGTAAGCGATGGAAATGACCAGCTTAATAGACACGTTACTTGCCCTAGTGTTGGCTGGTGGTGCGTGGTGGGCTAATGGTATTACCCGTGAACAGAAGCGCATCGAAATCTTGTTGAATAAAACAAGAGAAGACTATGCAACTCGCATGGAACTACGTGACGATATGCGGCAGGTTATGGATGCCTTGCATCGTGTCGAGGATAAGTTGGACAAAGTATTGAGTAGGGATTAAGTGAATGGCAATGTTTAAAGCATTTAAGCCTAGTGGCATGGAAAAGATAGCACGTTCTATGGGCTATCAAGGTAATATGCAAGGGTTTCAAGATTACTTAGCTAACAACCCTGCTCAACAGCAACAGATGGATTTGTATACCAATAAAGCCATGCAGATGGCTAAAGGTGGTATGGCACGTAAAAAGTTTGAAGCGGGCGGTGATGCTGGCGGTGATGTAGGTGAAGGTCCAACTTTTGCAGCAAAACATTATTATATTCCCGACCCAAGCGACCATAAAGAAAGTATAAGAATACGTGTTGGCTCTAGGCAAGACACTGCTGAAACTAGAAGTAGAGCAGGATACAGTGAAGACACTGCCCTTGCATTTAGACAATTAAAACCTTACGATGTTCGTGTGGCTGAATATGAAGCACAGAAAAAACAAGAGCAAGAAGATTTACTTGCCCAACAACAAAAAGACTATGATGCTGCTATGCAACGTAGAAAGGAAGAAGAAGAGCGTCAAAAACAAATAAACGATCCCTCTAAAATGGTTGCAAAAGGTATTTATAAAGAAAACCCTAGACCTGATATTATGAGAGCGTACCCCGCTGTAGAACCACCAGAAGGTTTTCAGTATGCTTATAATGAAATTGGTGAGCGTATCACTGTGCCTATTGATTTTGGCGGTTGGACTAGTATTTCTGATTCAAATCAACAACAACAAAACGCTACTATGACACCTGAACAACAACAACAATACTCACAACAAGTTGCTGCTCAGATGCAGAATAGGCAAACGCAAACTTCGATACAACCAACGCAAACTGCACAAACTGCACAAACTGCACAAACTGCACAAACTGCACAAACTGCACAAACTGCACAAACTGCACAAACTGGACAAACTGCACAAACTGGACAAACTGCACAACAAACTTTCATACCGCCTATCTATCAAGCACCTTATTTATCAGGTACACGGTTTACACCTGTAGGCCAGTATGTACAAGACCCTAATACTGGGCAGCCTGTAGCACAAGCTTATACACCACTTAATCAAGGCTATGGTGCAGCGGCATCTAACTTTTATCAGCAAGTATATGGCGGCAAGGTTACGCCTGAAATACAAAACACTACATTAACGCAAAACAAAGGTGGTTATGTTGAACCACAGAAGTTTGCAGTAGGTGGTACTGTAACCAACCCTGCTGGCACACAAGCTGGTACACCTGTATACACAGGCGCAAGTCCGACACAATATACCACAACACCCGCAACTTATTATCAAGTTGGAGATGATATTCCAGAAGGTAAAAAAGCTGGTGATGAAAAAACACCAGAAGTAAAAAGTGCTGTTCCGGGTGTGGCACAGTTTAGTGTAGAGCAAATGTACAATCCTGCTCTTCCTGTTGGTGGTGTCACTATTGCTGCACAAACACAAACAGACCCAAGACAGGATATTGCTACAGGTACAGGTGAATTAACAGGTGAAGTATCCGTTCCTACCGCTACAGCTACCACTGCACAGGCACAAGGAATAACACCTACAGATGCTAACGTGATGCAGGCTGCACAAGCTGCACCGGGTGTAGATAGTGCAATGAACGCTACACAAGCTGCACAGGCTAATCCTCAAGACCCTCGTGCGCAGATTACTGCAGCACAACAAACTGCCTCGTCTGTGGGTAATCTACAGGCTGCACAGGGCAATGCTTCACTTATTAACAACCCTGTACAACGTCAGATACAAGCAGGTGAGTTGATATCAGGTGTAGCTGACGCACAGGTAGCTTCACAGTTTACTGAGCAGATACAAGCTGCTCAAGCCACACCTTCACAACAGGCTACTGTTCAAGGACAACTGAACAACTTGATGCAACAGTTTCAAGGTGGTAACACACCAGCTTGGGCTGCAGGTGCTATGCGGAGTGTCACTTCCGCTATGGCTGCTAGGGGTTTAAGTGCATCTAGTCTTGCAGGACAGGCAATGGTGCAGGCTGCTATGGAAAGTGCATTGCCTATTGCGCAGGCTGATGCTCAAACACAAGCACAGTTTGAAGGACAAAACTTATCTAACAGACAGCAACGTGCCATGCTTGCTGCACAACAACGTGCGCAGTTTATGGGTCAGGAGTTTGACCAAGCGTTCCAGTCACGTGTACAGAACTCTGCACGTATTGGTGATATAGCTAACATGAACTTCACTGCTGAACAGCAGGTACAGCTAGAGAACTCACGTGCTGTGAATACAATGAACCTGAACAACCTGTCTAACAGTCAGGCAATGGTCATGGCTGAAGCTGCTGCACTGGCACAGTTAGACACAGCTAATCTAAGTAATCGCCAACAGTCTGCAGTGCAGAACGCACAAAACTTCTTGCAGTATGACATGGCTAACTTGTCTAACAGGCAGCAGACTGAACTGTTTAAAGCACAACAGCGTGTACAGTCATTGTTCACAGACCAAGCTGCTACTAATGCGGCTGCACAGTTTAATGCAACCAGTCAAAATCAAGTTGACCAGTTCTTTGCAAGTTTAGGGTCACAAGTATCACAGTTCAATGCCACACAGCAAAATGCACAGGCACAGTTTAATGCAGGTCAGACGAATACAGTCAATCGTTTTAATGCAGAGTTAAACAATCAACGTGATCAGTTCAATGCGCAGAACCAGTTAGTAATTGCACAGTCTAATGCACAGTGGCGTAGGCAGATTGCTACTGCAGATACTGCAGCAGTTAATCGTGCTAATGAATTAAATGCTAATGCCATACTGGACATCAGTAAAAATGCTTATGATAATTTATGGACATTTTATGGTGACACAATGGAATGGGCATGGAAATCTGCAGAAAACCAAATTGATCGTGTAAATGCTTTAGCTATTGCTGAATTGGATGCAACTACACGTCAGCAAATAGCTGATGAGCAGTCAAATACTGCAGCTGGTAATGCGGTGGGATCATTAATCAGTACAATTGCTGGTTCATATTTCTTTGGTTTATGTTGGGTAGCACGTGAAGTGTATGGTAAACAGGATGTACGTTGGCTTATTTTCCGCACATGGTTAAAATATGAAGCACCTAAATGGTTAAACAAACTATATGAAAAGCATGGTGAAAAGTTTGCAGAATTTATTAGTAATAAACCAGCACTTAAATGGGTTGTACGTAAGTTGATGGATAAGGTTGTAGCCAATAAAAAACCATTGACTTTTAATACAGAATATGTAAAACTATTAGGTACGAAAGAGGTATAGGATTATGTCAAGACAGTTTAATGCTTCTCTAGCATCATATAATAAATTAATGCGTATGATGGATAAAATGCCAGCAAAAAAGCCAACAAAAAACATTGGCTTATTGTCACCATCACGCACGAAAAATGCTACAGACAAAGAAGATATGTCACAGCCTATAAACCGTATTATGAAACATTTTAACATTATTAAGGATAAAAGGGGCGAATTAAATGGTTCTTGAAGATGTAACCTCAATGTTTGATGCACCTATACCGGGTGAATCATTAACAATTGAACTGGGATCACGCCCGTGGCAACAAGCGTCTGAATTGTCTACAGTTGATGAAGCCATTGAATATTATATGGAAAGGTTATCAACTGATGAATTTATGAACCAGTTGATGGATGTGCTTGAGTTAGGCGTTCCAATCACCAGCATTGTTAATACTATGCAACTTAACTCCGTAATGGAGGGTGTTCATTCTGTAGATGTCGGTGCATTAGTTTCTCCGCTTCTTGTTGAGATGATTATGTATATGGCTGATATGGCAAAAGTTGATTATGTTTCTGGTTTAGAAAAACCTGATACTAGTGATAAACTTGCACCAACAAAAGTTGCTAAAATGATGAATAAGTTTAAGCAGGAAGTTGAAGATACAGACATTGAAGAAGAGCCTTCTGTAGAAACACAAGAAACAGAAGAGCCTAAAGGTCTTATGGCACGGAGAACGTAATGGGATTTGGAACTGGTTTAGCTGCTGGTCTTGCATCAGGGTTTGAAAAAGTAGTTGAAAGAAATCAGGATAGTATCCGTGATAGCATGTCACGTGCCGAAAAGTATATGTACGAAAGATATGGTCAGGAACAAGCGTCTGAAAGAGAAAAGATAGAAAAGGCAGAAGAGGCTGTTAAGCGTCTGGCTAAGTATGTTGATGTA